CGCTTGCGGGCTCCATGAATCGAAGGCTGCTCCTCCAGCCGCTCGGCAGCCTGCAGGAAGTCCTCGCCATCCTGCGGCCCCAACTGCATCCCGCACCATCTGTGCACGGTGGTCCCGCCCACGTTCAGCGCGGCAATGCCTGTCGGGGCTGTGATGGCCACATCCCGGACTCCTTCCACCCTGCTCAGGAACTCCCGCAGGAGCGTGGACTTGCCGGTGCCCGCCTGCCCTGTGAGGAAGACGTTACCAAACGATTTTACCCAGACCATGAAACGGTCCTCGGGCGTCGGATCGAAGTCGTCCTCGATCACATGGACAGACGGGCTTGTAGTCATCGGATCAGTAGGTCGGGATAAGGATGTCCGAGACCTTCTGCGTGAGTTCCACGTCGCGCAGGCAGTAGGCAATGGCAGCCTCGCGGTCGGTCTTGAAGAGCTCGTGGAAGTGCGCCCCGTTGCCGGCCTTGTCGCCCAGCCCGAGGTGTCTGGAGATCGCAGCAAGACTGCCGTGCGCCCGGCTGTCGCCTAGCTGCCACACCTCGCGCAGATCCACGATCAGGTCGGTCCAATACCTGCCATTGCGCATCCAATAGGGCACGGTGATCCGGTGCTTCCAGGACCGCTTGAACAGGAACGGCAGGTCAAAGGGCTTCACATTGAATCCGATCAACTGCGGCTTGCGCTCGAAGCTGTCTAGCAGCGACCAGAACTGCAGCAGCATGGCCTTCTCGCCATCCGTATCGGCGCAGAACACCGCGGGCTGCTCATGCTCGACACGGTATCCGATGGCCAGCACCTGGCCGCTCAGGGCATCCAGTGCTGCGTTCTTGATGTAGTCGCTGACGTGGTTCTCCTCGGCCCGCTGGATCTTCTCCGCGATGATGTCCGGGTTCTTGATGTTGCCCAGCTTGACCGCAGCAGGGTCAAACGGTGGGATGACCAGCTCCGCAATGGGGAGCGGTCCTGTCTCGATGTCGAAGTAAATACGTGGGTTTGCTGGCATAATGCTAAAACGGTTTGGATTGGTAGTTGTGCGTTTGTCAGCGGATGCGCACCCCCCGCTTGTCCATGAGTCCCCAGCAGCAACGGGCTGCCGGGAAAGTTGTCAGATCTGCTTCCCGCAGTGCGGGCACAGCTTGGGTTCTTTGGGCCGCTTCAGGAGCACCGGCACGGCCAGCCACTCGCAGATCTCCGAGTAGGACTTCCATCCGAAGCCTGTGACGGCATTGGGATGCAGGTGCCCGGACGTATACAGGCTCAGGGCCTCGCTCTTATCCTTCACCGCCATCCGGTCCAGGATATTGAAGGTGCGCGTGGTGAAGGGCCAGCCCCACTGCGCCTGGATCTCGGCCTTGATCTTGGCCGCCTGCGAGATCTGGCTGATGCGCTGCTTGGTCAGGCCCATGACCTCGCCGATCTGTGTGATGGACTTGCCCTCGGCCCTCATCTGCATGACCTCGGGGATGAGGTGGGCCACCTTGGTGTACTTCTTCTTGGTCGGGTTCATGGCTCAGTAGGGGAGGTCGTCCTGCTCCACTTTAACCTGGGCTTCCTCGTCAGCCTTGAACTTGGCCTGGTACCACACCAGGCCGTTGATCAGGCGCTTGTCGTCCGCGCTCTGCTTGACCTCGGCCCGGGCCTTGGGCAGCCAGTGCTCGATCAGGCTCGTGATGCTCTCCTCGGTCAGCTCCCGGAGCTCGATGCCCTTGTGCTTGCCGACATGGACCTTGACCTTGGACGCATCGTCCGCCGGAGGCTGTCCACCGCCCGAGGTCTTGCGGAAGCTCGAGTCGCCTGTTGCCGGCGCTGCCTTGCCCTCGGCTCCATCCTTCGCAGGCCGGTCCTGCAGCCGCACCCACAGCCCGCTGGGTGCCAATGCCTCGCCGCTCTTATGCGCCATGATCAGCTTGATGTTCGCGTAGGTCTTGCTTCCGTCCGCGCTCTGCTCGTGCCCGATGACCAGGCTGGCCGGCCGCCCGATGAGGCTCTCCAGATCCAGACTCTTGTTCTCCTGGTCGGTCAGCTTCCGGCCGAACCAGTCCTTGAGGAACTTGGTCAGCGCCGCCTTCTCATGCAGGCTGGGCACCATGGGCTTGGTGAACACCACCCAGGGCTGCACCGGGTCCCTGCTGTCGTCCTGCAGTTCGATCTCGAACGCGAACTTGAACTTCTGCTTCACGCCGTACTCGGTCTCGTACTCCTTCAACGGAGTCACGTCCACGCACACGGCCTTGCCGGTGTACTCCGGGCACGGCGCGAAGTCCTTCTTACCGCCTGTTGCACTGATAATCATACGTCTTACTTTATGTTGTTGTTGTTGTTGTGTTGAATCGAGGCCTGCTTTTCGACCTCGGAAAGTTGCTGGGCCATGCGCTGGTACTTCGCCCAGTAGTCGGGCCATGCGTTCTTAATCTTGGCCAGGTTCTCCGGGTCGGCCACCATCACCGCGGCACCCAGCTTGCGAACGAATGACCCGCCGTACTCGATCATCGTCCTGGCCACGTCGAAGTCTCTCACTTGGAGCCTTTCCCGCGCTTCCTGGTAAAGAAGCTAGCGAACTCGATCTTGATCTTACGGGCAGCCCGGTAGGCCTCACCGGCGTCCCGCTTGGTCAGGTGGTAAGGGCCGGTGCCCTCCCGTTGGATCTGTTGAGCTGTTTTCATTGCAGGATAAAGTCGAAGTTGTTCTGCCAGGTGTCGCACAGCCTGTTGTAGGTGTCGTTCTTGATGCGCCAGGTTCGCGGGTCCCGGGTTGTCCCACTGTGCCGGCACTTAATCCTCACGTCGATGTGCTGTATGGCCGTGTTCCGCAGGTGATGGTCGGGCGGCAGTTCGTGCAGTTTGGTGATCATGGTTTCAACGCCTCAAAGGCGATCTGAGATTCGGTCGAGCGGTTGCCGCGATAGTCTTGGTTGGCGATCCTGCGGAGCGCAGCCTCCAGGTCCGCGATCCTGGCACGGGCTTCCTCCAGCTCTTTGTAGGTTTTCACTGCGTCAATGGTTCTCATTTCTTCGATGGTCATGGTTTCAGATCCCTGCATTGCTTGATGGCGTCGTCGATGGCTTTACGCATCATCGGCCATTCCTCTGGGTTGATGCTGACTTTACCATGGCCATCAGCAGATTGACTTACCTCGACGTACTCACCGCCGCCTTCATCGACGATCTCAATGTCGGTGCATTCCATGGAAAGCATATGGTCGTCGGTAGGTGACAGCACCCATTTGATCGGTCGCAGTTTCATCTTCCCTCCAACCATTTCTCCAAGTCATGGATTTCATCGATCTTGGCTTCGAGTTCTTTGATGCGTTTATTCGCTCCAGCCAGTTGCCTCTCTAGCTGACGGGCGAAGCCAGCCTTCACGAAGTGCTGGAACGCCACGGTGACAACCGGCTGTCGGTCTGTGCGCGGTGTTTTGCTGACGACCTTTTTGTTGGCGTTAACAAGATGGCTCACAACTTCACCTCCTTCTCATTCCACAGCAACAAGTCAGCGCGGAGAGCGTCGTTCTCCTGCTCCAGTTGTTTCACCCGATCCTCCAGCTTGCGGACATCGATTGCGATTGCGCGGAGTTCGCGTCGGTCGTCCCACCAAATGGGAATCGGTTTTTCGGCGATATTCAGGATTCGTTCTTCAATGCTCACGGCTTGGCCTCCTTGGCTTTGAACCAGTTCTCGGATGCGCTACGGCAAGCCCGACAAGGCCCACCGCATCCACACCCACATCCCAGTCGTTCTTCGACTGCATCCCCCGCTGCCTCCAACCGTTTGATCCGACGGTTTGCCGCGTTGAGTTCGCACTCAAGTTTTGAACACTCGCTGGCTACCGCTACTGCTGGATCATGTTCGTCCAACCTAGCTCTGTCTGTCCTCGGTGTATCGCTCACAGCTTGGCCTCCTTGGCTTCTGTCCAAATTCTAACTCTGGCCGCATATTCAAAGGGGTAGATTGCTTCATCCCCCGCTGCCTCCAGCCGCTTGATGCGGTCTTTTAACCGCAGGTTCTCCTCATCCAACAATTGCTGCTGCCGGATGATTGTATTGGCTTCGTTGAGTTCGCGTTCGAGCCTCCTGCACAGCAGCCCCAACTCGGCTACGTTGTGAGGTGTTGAGTCTGATATCGGTGTATCGCTCACTTGCCATCCCTCGCTTTGAGCATCGCGTCAGCGATGAGGTATGCCATTGCTGCGGAGTTATCCATGTTTTCATACCATCCCACTTCGTTGATTGCCTTCGCCGCGAAGTAGTCGCGCATTGAAATACCATGGTAATTGATTGCTGGAGTAATTCCGTCCCATTGCGTTGTATGTGGAAACGCCGGTCCTCCGTCGTTGATTGGTTGGTTGCTCATTTGGTTTCCTTTCCTTCCAAGTACTCACTGACCGCTTCATCTGCTACGTATTGCAGTTTGTAGCCTTTGCGCTTTGCGTATTCCTTCAATCTCCGATGCGTGTCGTCTGACACGACGAACATCTTGGCAACGGGACGTTTGGGTTTGGGTTTCATCGCCTGTGCTCCTTGATAATCTGGGCCACGAACCTGCGCTTGCAGCCGATGGCCCGGGCCACGGTGTCGGTGTCGGCACCGTTGTCCCACAGCCGGTAGGCCAGCTCGCTGTCGAAGGCCTCGACCGGCTGCGCCCAGTTCCTCGACAGTTCCCTGGCCTTCGGCTCCGGGAATGAGATCCAGCCCGCGGCCACGGCGCTGGTGATGGTCTTCTTGGTGATCACTTGAGGCCCTCCGCAATCATAGCGTGCTCGAGGATCAGCACAGCGTCCGCGGTCTTCAGCGTAATCGTCAGCCTCGGCTGCCGCTGCTGCGCGATCTGCTTTAGGTGAGCCTTCCACCGGTCGCCGTGCGTGGCCTTGGTGCCTGCCTGGATGGTCTTCTGCCAGGTCTGCGGCGGCACCTCGATCACCCGGGTCTTAGTGCTTGCGATCAGTCCGTGCAGGAATCCCACATTGCGCCCGAAGTTGAACATGGCAGACCCGGGAGCGCCCTTGCCGCCCACATAGCCGCCCACCTTCTCGATGTAGACCACGTCGGACACACCCAGCCTGTCCAGCACCAGGTCGCGCACATCGGCGTCGGTGGCAGGCATGGCGTCCAGCGTCACACCGCTGGGGCCGTAGTGCGCCAGGCCGCCGGACAGGCCCGGGTCAATGGCTAAGATCCGTTTCACTTCGATGCCTTTCGGAGCCAGGCCTGAATCGCCTTGTCGGCCACGGCCTGCAGTTTGAGGCCGGCGGCGAGGCAGTAGTCGCGCAGGGCCTTGTGGGTGGTGGGTGTCACGTTGATGGTTTTCGGTTTGGTCATTTCAGTTGCTTCTTAACCTTGGCCCAGTAGGCCTCGGTGGCAGATTTGCGGTCCCCGGTCGGACCCCCATTCCAACGGCGGGCCAACTGCTCGGTGGTGGCTCCGCGGCCGTAGTGCTTCAGGTAGGCCTCGCACACAGCCCGGGCCGCCACCCGGTTGGTCATCTCGGAGTGCCGGTAGTGGCTCCCGGTGATCCGGTTGACGTCTAGGACAACGGCCTTGTGGATCTGGAGGCAGCCAATGGCCCGGCCTTGGTCACCGATGGCCTGATCGTTGCCGCTGCTTTCGACGATGATGAGTGCGCTGATGAGGTTGGAGATGGTTGGCATTTGATTTTAGTAAAATCCATGTTGGTGTTAATCAGAAACATTGCCGCTTTAAATTTAAACGTAATTCCATGTTTATCACAGTATCGCTTTGTTTTAGACTTAGCTTTGTCGGGATGTGTAGCACACACTATAAAAAGCTGGCCTTTTCCATATACCTCAAAGACCCATTTTCCTCTGCTTGGAACCCAATACATAAATGATGTTTGGCTGTGCGCGTTGGCCAGTCGCGCCCCTGGTTGGGTGGTATTGGCCCCACCCGGGCCTAAAGTGTGTCAGTCAATGTAACCGCCGCTTGCTTGGTAGTTCTTGCTACGTTCCTGCTGCTTCGCTGTCTGGTAAGTTCCGCCGGACGTTTCCCAAAGCTGATTCAGGCAAGCCAGTTGTTGTTCAGCAAGTTCAGACGACTTTCCTTCTGACTTTCTACGAGTGATCCGCTCTTGAAGCATATCAACCGCGGCGCTGATTGATCCGCTGTTGTCGATCAGTTCATTCGCTGCCGTTAGAATCGCGTTGCTCATGGTGTTTTGCGTTGGACTTGATTGGACCGACGGCCGTCAAGTTGCCACAGAGGCAGACATGAGTCTACAGAGAAAACCATTTTTCTGTAGATTTTGAAGAAAACCCAATGTTTGCAGGGGTCAAACAGGGGTCACTCGGGGCAGAACTTGGCCTCGAACTCGGCCCTCGAGCGCACGTAGATCGTGCCGTTGTCGATGCGGCGGTAGACCACCACGGGCCACCGCAGCTCGCCCAAACGCAGCTCCGCTGTATCGGCCAGTATTTCGACCACTATCGCCCGGTTTGTCCGGTTGCGGTAGGTCACGGCCAGGCGGTGTAGACCACAGTGCCCTGGCCGTTGGCGTCGACCAGCTCGGCAGCGTTCACGCCCTTCAGCTTGGCCAGTGCGGCCAGGAGCTGCGTGTCGTTGGTGGCATTGGCGATGCAGGTCGACACGATGTCCGCGTCGTCGTAGGAGGCCGATAGGTTCTCCCTGGTGCGGTCGCGCCAGACGCGCACCACTCGACCGTTGGAGAGGTTCACGCGCCGCATTGATTCGACGCAGGGGAAGGTGTGCTTCATGGGGCCTTCAGACTATGTCAACGTGACAGATTTCCAAGTTGTTCCGTTGTGAATGTGCAGGGTGTTGCTGTTGGTGTTGAAGAACATAGGCACATTGGTCCCACTCACGTTGGTCGGCGTGCCCGATGGATTGCTGGATGCTGCCGGGATGTAGACAAACCCGTCGATCATCGAGCTGCCGCCAATCGGCCCAATAAAGTCACCGCCGGACTGGCGGTAGCTCGCCCCCTTGATCAACTTGCCGGTGGCACCATCGAACAGAACGAAGTCGCCATCCGTCGCGCTGCCGGGTCCCACCACGTCGCCGGTGCCAGTGCCTGTGGCTGCAATGGTGATCGTGCCGGAGCCGTTGGTGATGGTGATGTTTGCGCCCGCGGTGAGCTTTGCCCGCGCAAGCGTGCTCCCGATGCTCTTTCCGATGAGCAAGTCGCCGTCGCTGAAGACGTTGGACTGGCCTGTGCCGCCGTTGATCACGCCTAGTGTCCCGCTGACAGCAGATCCGCCCAGGGCAATCTGGGGTAGGTCGATGGCCTGGATGTCGGACATGACCACGTTGGTGCCATTGCCGCGCAGATATCTGCCGTTGGTCTGCGAGCCGGCCAGTGCATCTATTGCGCTCTGGGCCGTGATGCTGGCGGTGCCGCCCTTGGAGATCGGCAGCACATTGCTCGTGCCGCTGTTCAGGTCGACCGTGTCCCAGATAGCCGCGGAGCCGGTGCTGGTCAGTACCTTGTACTGCGTACCCACCGAGGTGAGGCCTGTACCGCCATTGGCGATTGCCAGAGTACCGGTCATCGTCACTGAGCCCGAGGTAGTGATCGGGCCCCCGGTGAATGACATCCCGGTAGTCCCGCCGCTCACACCCACTGAGGACACGCTCGCGCCCGCAGTGATGCCGTCGAGCTTAGTGGCCTGTGCCGAGGTCATGTAGCCGTTCTGCGTGGTCGTAGCCGCCACCTGGCTGATCACCGGGGTGGTGCTGCCGGTAGCCACCGAGATATTGGCACCGCCCGAGGCCGACACGTTGGTCACGGTGCCGGCGTTGGCGGTGTACCCAGCCGGGTTGCTGTCGGGGTAGGCCCCGAGGCTGGTCAGGGCTCCGGCAGCCGTGGTCGCTCCGGTACCACCGTTGGCCACATCCAGCGTGCCGGCCAGCGTCAGCGTGCCTGTGGTGGTCACAGGGCCGCCCGAGAAGGTCAGGCCTGTCGTGCCGCCAGAAGCGTCGACCGACGTCACCGAGCCGGCAGCAGTCGACGACAGCGTGGTGCCAGACATCGACAGGCCGGTGCCTAGGCTGATCTCCTGGGCGACCCCAGCACCGGCGCCGGCGCCGCGGCCGAGTAGTCTTGAGGCCGCCGAGATGTCTTGGATCTTGGCGTAGGTCACCGCGCTGGTGGCGATTGTCTGGGCCGTACCACCGGCAGCCTTGGTGACGTCCCCGGTGAAGGCGCTGGTCTGGATGCCGCCGGAGCCTGTGAACTCCACACCGCCGCCGACGGTCAATTCCTCAACAACGCCCGTCCCCGAGGTATCGCGGCCCAGGATCTTGTCGGTGGCAATCTGCTGCACCTTGGCGAAGGTCACCGCATTGTTGGCAATGGTCGCAGCGAAGGACCCCGTGCCAGACCCGGTGACATCCCCGGTCAGCGTGATCGTCTGGTCGCCGGTGTTGCTGCCCGACAGGTTGCTGCCGGTAACCGTGCCCGAGGCAGCCACCGAGGTCGGGGTGATGGCACCCAATGCTACGGTCAGGTTGGGCGTGCTGGTCGCATTGGTGACCGTGCCGCTCACGCCGTTGGCATTGGTGAACCCGAAGGACGTCACCGTGCCGGTGTTCGACGTGTAGCCATTCGGATTCGACGCAGGGTAGGCCCCCAGGCTTGTCAAGGCAGCCGCCTCGGTGGTTGCACCAGTTCCGCCTGCCGACACGGCTACAACCCCTCCCAGCGTGATTGTGCCGCTGCTGGTGATCGGGCCGCCCGAGGTCGTCAGGCCTGTCAGGCCTCCAGAGACGTTGACACTGGTCACACCGCCGCCGGTGGGGCCAGCGGGTCCGGCAGGGCCGGTGGGGCCAGCAGGCCCTTGCGGACCCTGCAGACCGCCGGCACCGAGGGGCTTGGTGGCTCCGGTGTCGAGCCGGGTGATCTCGCAGACCGTGTAAATCTCATCAACCCCGGTGATCGAGGAGTCGGTGCCAAGGTGCGATGCGCCGTCGCTGGTGATGTAGTACTCCAGCCGGTACACCGTGTCCTTGTGCGGCGTGATGCGCACGTTGGTGTGCAGGTACTGGCTCTCCTGGTTGGTGACGTCGTCCGAGGCGCTGTATCCGATCACCACGCTGTTGGTGACGTCATACACCCGCATCCGTGTCTCCCGGGTATGGTGGAACGGGCTGATCACCCGGATCTGGTAGGCACCGGCAGCTAACTTGAACTCGCTATTGGCCAGGTCGAGGATCAGGCCGCTCGGATCGCTGGCTACGGTGTTCAGGTCGCGTGTCGTCCACGTCGTTGCCACGCCATTGCCGCCCGGTGTGCCCGAGGCCTTGCGGTCCTCAATGAGCGCGATCTTCTGCGTCAGGCTGTCGACGTCCTTACGCAGCTTGTTGATCAGGATCGTGCTGGTCTGTGAATCGTAGCTCATTGCTTGGACTTCTTTCGGATAATGCGTTGGGCCTCGTCAAGGCTGGCCGCGATGCCGATCAGGCTGCCGGCGGGGCCGTAGAGGCGGAGACTGCCCTTGGCCTTGCCCGGGATGGCTCGGTAGCCGCCGGGGAAGGAGTAGGCACCGGGCATGGCTGAGTCGGGGGAGGGCATCATTCGCACGTCGCTTGAAGCAGGACCAAGGTCGACCGCATCTGCGAGTAAAGGCTCGCCATCAGACCCAAGCCCGACAAGCCATCCAGCCACGTAGCGCTTCTCGCCGGGGTTAAACATTTCGTAGGTGCCAACATCGGATTGAGGCTCACCAACAATTCGCAGCACCGACACTCCTCGCTCCATTCTGTCTTCAGCGAAGTTCTTACTGCGGCCCTCAGTTGGTAACTTACCGATGCGCTCAGCCATTACCCAGCGAGGCGGTTCAGCGCCTTCTCTGCCCATCTCAAAGGCAGCAGTTCTTGCCATGTCGTAGCCTACATAGTCCGGCACGTCATAGTATTGAGGATCTTGGCTTCTCGTCTTTACGCCGTCTCTGTAGGCAGCATCCAGTGACCTGCGAGGCTTTGGAAGCATCTGCAGTGCTTTGGTGTCCTGATCAGAAGCCGGCATGAAGCGGATATCCTCCGAGGTAGCCTTGAAGCGCTGCGAAAGCGGGATGACGTTGCCGGCGTCGTCCTTGGTGATCGCATCAACCAGTTTGACCTGGCTTGAATCTGCGACGTAGTAGATACGCTCGTTGCCGGGTAATTCGACAATGCCAGCCTTGGTAGGTTGATTTTCCGCACTGAACCCAGACATCACTTGCCCAAGCGTTTGCGGTGTAGCTTGGAATACGGGAGCACCTTCAGGAATGCGTAGGAAAACCCGCTTCACTTCGGGCACGGCCTTTGTCGAGGTCATCACCTTGGCCGCCTCAATAAAGCTGTCGGACAACCTTTTGTTGATAGGCTTCAGGTCTTTGGCGTGACCACGCAGTTCCTTGATGAACCCAGGAACATCGTCAATGGAACCCCAGTCGAACTCAGGCAGCATCCCGTCATCGACCGAGCTGTAGCCCTTGGACGAGAAGTACTCCTGAGCAGCCACATCCTCGTCGAACATACGCATGGCGTCGTTGGCAACGCGCAGGCCTGCATCCAATCGCACAGCCTCGTCACCTAGGCGCTTGGAGTAGCCTTCAGCAGCCTTCTTGTCGGTGGTGAACGAGAACGCTTGGCGGGACACACCCGAGGTCTCGCCACGCATCCGCTTGTCGAATACGTTGAACCCGCCTGTAGGTGTGCCGTGGTAGACAGGACCAATGGTATACCCAGCCGCCTTCGCCGCCTCATCGACCATCCGCTGCGCGGTGGCCGTGTCGCCAGAGTTCACTGCCTCCAGATAGTCACTATCTGAAGGCATGAACCTTACATCCCCCGCTTGTCGAACCGCCCCGCCTTCGCCTTGGCCTTCTTGGCCACGCTCAATGCGATTGCGACCGCCTGCTTCTGCGGTTTGCCGGACTTCATCTCCCGGGACACGTTGCTGCTGATCGACTTCTGGCTGTAGCCTTGCTTGAGTGGCATCTGCTTTCCTTTCTGCTTGGGTTTGGGTGTCGTAGATTCCGATGAGCTTTCCATCGGGACCGTAGAGCTTGTGCTTGGCACCGCTGATGATGCGGTAGCCCTCATCGGAGTTGATGATCGACTTGTCGCCGATGGTCTCGGCGGGCATCCAGCGATTCTTTGAGAGCTGGTAGGCTTCCTCGGAGAACTTCGCTTTGAAGTCCATCGGAGACATCGAGCCAACGCGATCCAGCCGGAAGCTGCGAACGAACTTGCTTCCAGTCTTTTCGCCAGCACCAACAAAGTCGCCAAGGAACTTTGCCTTCTCGACTCCGAATATCTCAGCGGAACGACGGGCACCTTCTTTTTGGTCGAGGTTGGTAAAGTACCTCGCCAGATCGGTCATAAACCCATCGGTATTGTTCCACAGGCCACCGATGCTGCCATCCTTCTTGAGCAGCTTGCTGAGTTCGTTTCGGACCTTGGTGATGTCGATGGCCCTGACCACCGGATTGTCAGCCTTTGTGATCCAAAAGCTGTACGGAGAAAACTCCCGTTCGCTGACTTTGATTCCGCTGCTGTATTTGGGCGAATCCTTACCAGTGAGCCTATTCCTCACTCGGCGAAGTGCGGCGAAGTAGGTGACGAACAGGCTGTTTCCATTCTCCATTGCCAGATTGACGGCCCGGATCTTGTCCTTCATCCGGGAGCTGATCGTCTGCGATTGCTCGATGGCACTGAGCTGCTCGGGGCTGAATCGACCAGTGATTTCACCGTCGACAAGTCTGGCTCCAGGAATCTTCTCGGTGATGGATCGCAACGAGGTCAGATCCTTGTCGTCGCGTGCTCGGATCTCTTCGCTGGAAAGGTTCCTGATGCTGCCATCGGGCATCTGCTCGGCCAATCCGAGGTCAACCAGCTCCTTAGCCGCCAACGGGTTTGAAACGTCTTCCGGCTTCAGCACGCGGCCACCGCGGCTGTCATCGAGCATGATCTTCTCGTCCAGCTTGCGACGGGCACGCACCAGGTCACGCAACATGGCGTTCACCTGGGGAGATGCCTGCTTCAGATCAGGGAACAGCACCGAGTCAGTCGGCTTCACGCCGAAGGTGCGCTCAATCGAAGCAGCAGCGTTTGCGATGGCCTTGCTGGCGTTCTGCGTCAGTGCGGCATCCAAAAGCTGTCTGGTGAGGCCTGAGAAGCCTTTCAGCATTGCGTCCGGCTTCTGACCAGCAATCAGTGCTGCGAAGTGTTCAGCAGCCAGCTCCGAGGCAATGTAGTCGGCCTTCTTGTTGATCGTGTCGAACTGGGCAAGTTCTGCTGCACGCTGCGGACTGCCTGCGGCCAGCTTGTCGCGGTACTCGTTGAAACGGGCCTCAATCTCGGCGTCATTGAAAGCGCCCTCGGCCAGCTTGCGGATGGTGTCGCCTTCCTGAATCCAGCGTCCGACAAGAGCGCTCTTGATCTCAGTTGCACCGCCTGCGAGCTGCTCGCTCTTTTCGAGAGCGTGGAACAGCTCATGGCCCAGCGTGTAGAGGGGGCTGTCGCCTTTGCCTTTGCCGAGGATGTCGGCATTGATGACAATGGTCGGGCGGTCTCCAATCTCAACCTGAACACCACGGGCACGGCCTTTGTACTGATCAACGAAGTCAGTGTCTGAAAGGTACTTTACGTCAACATCGCCAAACCGACCTTTGACCAGTCCTTCAACGTCCATCAGCGCCGATGCGGTATCGACGCCGTGTTGGTCTCTGACACGCTCAAACAGCGCCTTGGTCGTCGGATCCTGCTGGGCGTCGATGAATCGTCCTAGGTCGCCGGCACGGGCTTCCTTAGCGGCAGCGCCTGTGAGCTTCTGGTAGGCACGGCCACCGATAGCACCGGCAGCACCTTGAGCAGCACCAGATCCGAGTCCAGCAGCAGCGCCTTCCTCGCCACCGGAAAGGTAGCCGAGGCCGGTTCCCAATACGGCACCCTCTAGTCCGCCAGCAGTGCCTCGCAGAGCAGCGTCCACCGCGGCATCGCCTCCGTACTGACCGATCACACCCAGCATCCGCTGGCGCAGGTTAGCTCCCGGGGCAGCACCGATGGCTTCCAAAGGGCCGATGCGCGAAGGCTGGGTCATCAGGTTCTCGCCAGCAGCCGTAATGGCCTCTCCGACCTCGCGTGCGGTACGGATACCGGCAGGAATGGCAGCCGCGGTGGCCAGCTCCGGGGCAATGCCCAAGGCTCCGGCAACACCGGCTGTTGAAGCAGCGGTTCGAAGCGCTTCTGGCGTCATTCCAATGGCTTCCGCTGTCATGCGCTCGGCAGCGCCTGCAACACGCTCTAGGGGCCTTGCAACGCCAGCAACAGCACGCCCGGTTAGCTGAGCGCCTTTACCGACTGCACGGGTGGCCAGCTTGCCTGCACCGATTATCTCGCCGATACCAGGAAGAGCCAGTGTCGGGTCAAGGATCATGGACACGCCCTGGACAAACTCCGGGTTGGTGAACTCAGGTTGGATTGCCAGAAAGTCCTGACCGCTTTCAAGTCGTGCGGATCTGTTGGCAAAGTCTCGCGCCTCGAGGAACTGTTCGTACCGTGACTGCGCAGTGCCACTACCTGCAACAAGGTCCTTGAACTTGAAGAGTGGCGACGACGGGTCTTGAGACTGTGCGATCAGGCCGTAGAGCTGCCGGGTGCCTTGAGCCGCGCCCTCGATGTAGTTGAGCGGGTTGATTACGGCACCTTGGGCTCCCTCGGAGATCGCGCCACCGATCATGTTGGCTGCAGCATCCACCGACTGCGCGATGGTGTTGATCCAGTCGGTCTGCT